CACATTGTCCAGCATCCTAGACCACACGAGGTCAGCAGGGCCAGAATGGTAATAAGCCTGTCCGTCACCACGGTCAAGGCTAGTTTGATCAATTGAATGGCTTCCATATAGATTACTCATCGTCATCGTTCATAAAACCCGTACCCCAGTCAGAACCCTCGTCTTTCAGACGCAGAGCTTCCAACTTGAGCGCACGGTCGATAACCTTCATCTTAGCATCAAGACTGGCTTCCGGGTCAGAAATGGTCACGCGCAGCATATCTGCGATGGCTTTCTCAAGATCTGGGCTGATGCCACGCTTCTTACTCATTCTTCTTCCGGTTGGAATTGTTTTACGCCAATTCCACTTAATGTTCCCGTGGTTGCAGGACTTCTTTCCAACGCTCCAACTACCGCTTGACCGGCTCGTCCTGCTCTAGTTGCAGCAGGAGCAGGTGGTTGTAAACGTCTCTGCAAAGTCCTTTGAAATGGAGTACTGAACCTTGCCAACGCTTCTACAGCGCCAGTCCTAACCCCAGCAGCCTGTCCAGCAGCAGCCATTTCTGGACTATATAAACGTCCAGTTGGCTCCCATCTTGCTCTCATACCAAGATTTCTTCCAAGCAGGCCAAGTTCATCTAATCCTGTTGGTTGATATCTAACAGAACCTTTGCGCTGACCAAGCATATTGCCAAGCCGCTCAAGACTAATATCACCATTAACAATTCCACCTTGTTGCATCAATTGCTCAAGGTTTACTGTGTTTCGATACAAAGGATTTAACCTTTGGATTTCACCAAATATCTGTGGATGATTCCTAGCTATTGATTGATCAATGCCTTCTAACAGATCAAATATTCCCTGCCTAGTTGCCATGTCAGGGGATTTTCTAGCGGCAGTCAATAACCCAGATCTTACACTTTGCAACTCAGGACCATTGGCAGAAAACGTCGCTGGGTTTGCTCCCGGCCTTCTTGCCATTTGTTGATAATTGTTTAATATGTTGTTGACTGACTGTCGAGCGGCAGGACTCACCCCGGCAGCAGCATTAGGCAACAAGTTTTGAATGTTGGCTACATTTTGCAATGCTTGTATTGACTGCGGATCAAGCCGAATTTGCTGATTAGCAAACAAGTTTTCGTATTCATTCCCAAGTGTGCCAAGGCGATTCCTGATAAACGCATCATCAATTTCGTTTACACCAGGAACGCCAGTGGTTTCTGATGCAAGTTGATTCGCCCTAGTTTGGCTTTGCCTGCTGCTAGAAAGGCTCAATGGGCTGGATTCTCTAACTTGAGGGGCTTTTACTTGCAACCCAAGTTCTTCTGCGCGTCTTGCCAAACGCTCTCCAGTTTGAGTGGCCTCTCCTCCAACAACTCGCCCAGCGCCTCTAGCAAGTCTTGGGGTTGCCAAGCCAAAACCACCTAACACTTCTCCAGCAGTTCTATATCCACTGACTTCTTCTCTAGGTGGCTGAATACCTACTTTTTCAAGACCTTTCTCTGCTTCTTTTATAGTAGGTAGTATTGTTTGTCTACCCTTGGGTTTTTCGTCTGTTTCCGGAAGAACGCCAATAGTTGCCAAGTTTTGACGAGCGGCCTCTGGGAACATTTTTGGCAGATCGTAAGCGCCAAACTTTTCCAGTTCACCAAGTCCACCAACAAGACCTGTTGCAGCACCGTAAAGACCAGCACCAACCTTTTCTCCAAAAGAAGGTTCTTTGGTTGTCCTTTGCGATGTCTGCTCACCAAGATACGATTGGATTTTAGATTTGGCTTTAACAGGATCTGTCTCGCTCAAATCGTAACTTTTGCCTTGATATTCATATACTGGCATAATTTTTAATCCAATTTGATTGGATCTTCAGGAGTGCCCTTACCTCTTGGAACAGAGGAAGGAGTTCCTTCTGACGATTTTTTTCTTAACTCTGAATTAAATTCACTCAAAGTTTGAGAATTTCTCATTAAAGCTCTTGTCCTGTCATCAACAAGCCTCGCCCCGTCTTTAGACAAAATTCTGTTAACGTCTTTGACAGTCCACGGGATAACGCTTTCAACTTCTTTTCTTGCTGCAATTGCTTGTTTGATTTGTTCGTCTGTAGCACCGGCAGCTTTCAAATCTTTTTCAAGAATTTCCATAACTTGACGGGTTTGCGCCAAGAACAAATATGTGTTGATTTTACTGTCTCCCGCTCTTGGGAGTGTTTTGCCAAATTCTCTGATGGCTGATTCGTTGGCTCCTGACGGACGCCCACTTGCTTCAATTGTTGTCATTGCTCTTTGCATCCCGGCAAAGACCTGTTGCATGGCTCTAGATTCTGGTTGTGTAATTTTCTGGCTAAAAAAGGCTCTACCAGCGTCAGTCAATCCTTTAGAAGGATTGGTCAAAACTTCAGCAAAAGCTGGAGGTGCTGCAAGGGCTGGTAAATCGGCAGCGTTTGCAACCTCAATGGCAAGCTGGTTTCCAGCATTCACCATTGCAGAATTATATCTAAACTGAACAGCCCCCCCAGCACCAGATGAGGGCTGGCCTTTTCCTTCCCCTTTTCCTGTTCTTGGAGCAGGAGTTCTTGGCTCTGGACGAGGCTGGATTCCTGCTTTTGGAACAAAACCTTCTCCTGTTGGTACAAGAGTTATGTTCCCTAATTCGTCAGACATAACAATGTTGTCGCCTTGCATACCCACAGGCGTCAACTTCTTTTGTCTTTGTTCAAGTTCTTTTTGGCGTTGTTCCGCTGCAATTCTTTTTTCCGATTCCCTGCTCGCAGCATCAATTTTACGCATTAATATTTGCGTTTCTTTACTATCAAGTTGTCCGGTTAACTGAGAAATTTTAGAACTAAGCAAGTTCGTCGCTTGATTGATGTTTGTCAATTGACCATTAACAAGAGCAATAGTTGATTCAAGACCACGCTTGTTGGTGTTCTCTTGTAAAAACTGAGCTTCATTAACTGCAAGAGTTTCTCTAACTTTTTGGTCTGCCGCCTGTTTGTTCAACACCGCTTCGCGTCTTGCATCTTCAAGACCGTCTTTAATGGCAGACAACTTGGTTTGCAACAATTTGACGTTAGTGTCAAACGCAGCTTTACGTTCTTTGTCGTATTGCTTTCTACCTTCCCCAAACCCTTCTGCCATTCCGTTCATGGCTGACAATGCTGCTTTAGCGTTGTTCTTGCTATTGCCGCCCAGCAACATTCCAGTCGCACCTATGGCAGCAAACAACACTCCCAACATAGGAGCGGTAACTTCGGTAGGAGCAAAAACCTGATACTCAGCAATTTCTTTGTTAATGCGCTGTTTTTCTTTGTATTGGGGACTGTTTATCTCGTCATCAAAAATTTTCTTGATGTTGTCGTAATTTGCCCTTGACTCTTCTACTCTTTGTTTTGCACCAAACTCTTCTTTTTGTCTGTTGTATGCTAATTGTTCAGAAGTGAGATTTGCAAGTCTAGATGTCAGGTTGGCTTTTTCTGTTGAAAAACTAGTCTCTTGTGTCTGAAGATTAGCTAACCTTGATCTTCCAGCCGAAAGCATTCCTTCCATTGTGCCAACATCGTTTTCACCAAACTTGGGTGCGGCAGGAATCTTCACCAAAGACTGTGGGGTTTCTTTGGGAGCACGAGCGGCATCAATCAGTGGTGAAACACCGCTTTCCAAGGGCTTGTTAAGATAGTCGGCTAAAGCCATGATTACGCCTTGGCAGGTTGGGTAGACTGGATGATCGTAGGTGTTGCCAATCGAGTCAGGTTACCAAAGTATTGTCCGTACATGGCAGAGATCTCTGCATCAGCACGAATGCCTTCTTTGATAGCAGCAGCCGTGTACTGATCGCCAATACCAGACAACTTTAACCCAAAGTCCTGCTGCGCTGCCAACAGACGATTACGCAGATCTTCCTCTGCTCTTTGCTGCTGGGCGATGCCTACGCCACCACGGGCAACACCAGCCTGGGCAGCACGAGCACGTTGTGCATCTAGAGCCTGCTGGTTTACCGGGGTCAGTTCTCCACGAGCGGCAGCAGCCTGTTCTGCCAGACCACGCTGTTGGTAAGGTGCGCCAATATCACGGATCTGCTGTGCTGCCTGCTGTGCACCCTGGCGAGCCTTGCGAGCTGTCAGTGCAGTCTGTAGGCCACCGAGTGCACCTAGTCCCAAACGAGTTTTGTCACCACCGGACAAAGACTCTAGGAAACTCTTCTCTGCTGGTGCGCCTGCTCCGGTACGGAGTGGTTCAGCGGCAATCCGTTCTTGAGTAACATCAAATGGTTGAACAGTACTTAACCTTGTAGCGTCTGGGATTGGGCCACGATCCAGTTGAGGAAGAGCACCTGCACGATATGCTTGGTCAAAATAAAAAGTTTCAGCTTGTGGTGCACCAGCCAATGAGCGTGTAGCAAACAATTGATCAGAAGGCTCTGGTGTATAAGCAGCACCTTCAAACAAACCCTCTGGCACGTTTGAATAGTCAGGTGCTGTAGGCGCTGGGTCATACCCTGAGCTACCCTCGCTGTAGTCAGAGAACTCCATAAGGCCAGTCTCTGGGTTGATATCACCAGAACCGCCTTGCTCACGCAGGAGTGCAGCCTCACGGGGGTTGATGTGCGCCAGGATCGTATCCCCATTCCTGCCCTTGTCTTGCAGCAGACGGGCAATCTTGCGGAGATCTCCACCCATACGGGTCATCTTGCGTAGTTCACTCATTTACAACCCCAGAGCGTCTTTGAGACGCAGTGATTTCTCATTCCAGACATTTTGCCTTTCTTTCCCAGACTCTTCACCTTCTATAGCACCTGCTGGCCGGTAAGCAGCCAGAGCGTCTGCCAGTAATCTAGCGGGACTTGCACCCGTGATTATAGGTTGTCTCCCCGGTCTTTTAGGAGGAGGAACGCTAGTAACGGTTGGATATAACTTTTTGGCTTCTTTCTTAGGTGCTTCTTCTTTCTTAGGCTCTTCTGCTTTTACTTCTGGTGCAGGAGGAGGGGGAGGAGCAGGCGGAGGCTCCATAGTCTTGGCAACAATGTCTGTGATTGTTGGCGCAGGTTCCTCGTCACGCTTGGCAGTAACAGTAACTTTTTCAAGCTCAGTGGGCGGAGCAACAGAAGGTGGAGCAGCAGCAGGCGGAGCGGGAGTTTCTGTAACCACATCAGAGGCTCTGGGAACCGTTTCTCTGATTGTTTTCTGTTCAAACTCAATTGGATCTACCGGACGTGGAACGGTCTCTCTAATTGTTACTTGCTGGAATTCTGGCCCAGTAGTTACTGGACCAGGAACAGTTTCGCTAATGAATTTTCTTTCAAATTCAGTTTGTGGAGGTTCTACCGGGGGAATATCAGTAACAACTGGTGCTTCTTTCTCTGGCTCTGCAACAGGCGTGATAATTGGTGTTGGGAATGGTTGCGCTGGAGTAGGGGTGACAACCGTAGCCGTAGAGGGAACCGTTGTACTAGGAACGGTGGTTTCAACAGGAGCCACGTTAGCTACGTTAGCACCCTGACCTTGAACTATGACTTGCTCTAACGCTTTGGGATCAACTGTTGGAGTAGGCTGTGCAGCGACTTGCCTGACCAAATCGAGGTCTGTAACTACGGGTGAAACAACTGGAGATGTCTCTGCAATTGTTTTCGTTTCAAGAACAGGACCAGTTGGAGGCGCGGCAGGCGCAAGCGTTTCAGCAGGAGCGGCAGCGGGGGTTTCTGCTTTGGGTTCTAGTGTGATACTGGTTGGTGCAGGTTCTTCTGCTGCTGGTGGAGCAATAGGCTGACCTTCAACAATAGGTGCTTTACGATCACCCGCCTTGTTCCACGCTCCAACTTCAGAAATAGCGGCTTTGATAAGCGTCTGGTCTGACACTTCTCCGGTCTTGATCAAGTCACGAACAATGGTTCCAGCAGCGGGTCCAAGAACACCCTGCACACCAGCCCCTGCACCTGCTGCAAAAGCGTTTGTCAATACTTGGTCTACGCTCCCACCTTGGATGGCAGAGCCAACAAACGATCCTGTGGCAGCACCGGCAACCCCGCCGCCCATGCCCACGTTAATACCAGATGCGAATCCAGCAGTAGCAGCATTCTTTAGTACGTCATCAACGCTTCCACCCTGTGCAGCAGTAGATCCAGCAGATAGCGCAGCAGCGCCAACACCGGCTTCTACAGCGGCAGTCGCACCAGTAACACCAAGCCCTTCAAGGATTGATGCACCAATCATTTCTCCCAAACCGGGAACTGCAAGCGTAGCTACAGATAAAATTATTGCTGTAACTTGATTAAATGTATTGAACCCCGGTGGCGGAGCCGCTTGCTGTACCCTCAGAATGTCAGGCGTTTGAGCAACAGTTACAACGCCGCCGGTTCCAGGCTCTTGACCACGAGTCCCTTCCTCCATCTCATACTCGTAGCTTCCCGGTGAGTACGGGTTATAGAAGTTACCATCTGCATCGTAAGCCATTACATCCCTCCTGCCAGAGCGCCCATAGACGCAAGTGCAGCCAAGGTCATGTAATTAACCTGCTCTGGCAACTCTTTCTCTGTGAGAATCTGTGCGCCCAACAACTGTTCACGCAGGAGCGCATACAGACTCTGATCCTGTATTGCTTCCTGTGCCATCTGCCCCACAGACGCCATAGTCCTGGCATCCAGTCCATACTGCTGCATGAACTGCTGGGTAGCGGCCTGTGCTTGTTCCAGTTGAGGGTCCATTACAGTCCTAATACTTTGACAATCTGTTGATGGATGCTTAAATGTACCCCTATCCAATCATAGAAGTCATCTTCAACATTCCAGTCTGCGTTGATCAACTGGAACGGATTGTCTAGGTTCAGTTGACTTGCCAGTCTTTCATGCTCTTGGTTGTGAACAAACAACCAGTCATCTAAGTTATCCGGGTCTGCGTCTATCAAAGGATACTGAGGTATCAGGATGCCCTTGTCTGCCAACTGTTCGTAGAACAAACGGTGCTGTACACCGTTCTCAAACAGCAATGCTCCCAGACCGTCTACGTCTCCAAACTCAACGTATGAAAGGTCATCCATATTCATGACTTTTCTTTCATCTTGTTGTACAGGTCGAACAACATCTTAACCTTCTCTTCCAACACAGCAGTGCGTTGATGATGCTGCGCTAGAACAACCACCACTGTGATCATCCCGGCAATGACAGGCCAGAATCGCAGAAGGTGGTCGATAGCATCCATTACTTCCTCGCCATGCGATCTTCAATGATGCTGATGTTCTTTTGATTCTCGTGAATCATGTCACGATTTCTCTGTATTTCTTTCTCTAGATCTTGACGTAATTTTTCTCTTGCTAGTTCAGCACCAGAGTTTACTGCCTGCTTGTTGTCGCTAGTGACTACTAGAGAGATCTTTGCATTCAACACGGTTACGTCATGCGTGAGCTTGTCTAACGCAGACATCAGGTACACGACACAGGTAAAAAGAATAGGAAGCACTGCAAATGCAGTCTTCTCAATAAGTTGAGACTTTGCTTCCAGTTTTTCAGTCATAGTCCTAACAACTTCTTAACAAAGTCTGCTGCCACACCTGGACCAAACAACACCGCTACCATCACTGCGTAGAGAAGGTACTCGATCTTGGTCATCCGCTTATCACCTGCGGATAACGAATCAGAAATCTTTCCGTATCTCTCGGAACAAATTGCTTCGTGCACGGCTAGTTTGGTCTCCACATTGTCAGACATTTACCACCCATGACGTAGTGGCCTCTTCCCAGTGGTAACGCTGACCGTCAGTAGGCATTGGCGTTGGAGCATCCCACAAGCAAGTAGACTCGTTCAACGTCCAAGATGGAAACGGTTGTGGTGGAATGAACGCATCGCGGGTTGCGTCATATGTGTAGCCAATACCTGCAAAGTTTTTGCGAATTCTGCCGTTGTAACTGGTTTGTTTCCAGTTGGCATTTCCACCAAACAAATTTACAAAAAACTCAATTCCTTTGGCTTCAGATTCAATGCCGTTTTCCAAAAGTTCATTGTTGTCAACAACATAAACTTCAATTACAACATTGTTTTGATCAAGTTTTGCAAAATGGGCCATGTTTGTCACCAAGTAATTGAGCCTGTGCCCTTAAATATATAAACCCTATTTGCTCCAGACGTTGTAATTACCGGAGAGCCTGTAGTGGATGCTGCCGCCGCATAGGTTGATGAATAAGCAATGATAACAACCCCAGAACCGCCAGACCCAGAGTTTGGATGAGTAATACCATTTGTACAGCCGCCCCCCCCGCCGCCAGTATTTGCTGTTCCAGACGTTGCAGACACACTACCAAGAGGTGTGGAACCAGAACCGCCACCGCCATTTCCTCCAGAAGAAGCAGCACCTAAACTATATTCAGTTCCACCGCCACCGCCTCCAGCATAATAAACATCTGTAGAAACAACCTGCCCAACGCTATTTGTTGTTGCAACAGTAGTGCTAATAATGGTTGATATAGACCCAGCGCCTCCATTACCACCGACAAGAGAGGCATCGCCTCCTACCGCGCCAGCCCCACCGCCGCCTCCGGAGCCATTTGGAGTCCCCCCCGTAGCACCAAGTCCGCCATTGTTACCTTGACCGGAAGTCCCAAGACCACCTTGCCCTTGCCCAGAAGCTTGAGAAAATCCACCACCACCACCAGAACCGCCAGAACCGCCTGTGCCACCAGTTGGATTGCCATAAGCACCACCAGTACCACCGCCAATTGCAGTTAAGGTAAAAGCAGAAGAAGAACTTCCTTGATTCCCAACCCCATTGGTTGTTCTAGGACCGCCGCCGCCAACAGTAATGGTGTATGTGGTACTAGAACTAATAGAGGTAGTTCCACTCAACAATCCACCTGCACCGCCTCCACCTCCGGTAACAGCGTCAGAACCGGAACCTCCGCCAGCAACAATCAAATATTGAACAGTTGGAGGAGCGTTAGATACAGGAAGTTTGCCACCCAACAAAGCAAGCATAATTCCGCTCATTATGCGCTCGCATTTCCGGTGAGAACACAACCAGTAGATGAGAAGAACAATACTGTTGCTACTCCTCTGGTCGTGAGGTTTGCAGTTCCTAAAACGGTGTTAGTACCCGCTACATAAGCAGTACTAGTAGACAACGTAATTGCAATGTTGCCAGTGGTGTTGTTGTAAATTGAAACCAAATCACCTTCTGAGAAGGTAGAGTTTGGAACAACAATAGAACCGCTGGTTCCTACTTGAACGTATTTCCCAACGTCAGCCGTAGTCAACGTATAACTGGCAGTCTTGGTTCCAACAGGAGGAGCGTTTAGATAACCAAGAGTTACAGCGTCAGTTACCGGCAACGTCTGGGTAATTGTTGTGCTGATATTGGCAGACTGTAGCGTTTGGACGCCAGTATTAGCCGCATTGCCTTGAATTTTAAGCGAACTCATATTTAATCCTTTAAGCAGCAATGAGCCATACTTGGCCCGTAGGTACTGTTACTGAAACTCCGGTTGCTATTGTTACCGGACCAACACTGAATCCATTAGATCCAGCCGTAATAGTGTAATTAGAACTGATTGTCTGGTAAGACTCAAGAATAGGGCTGGCAGTCGCCGCACTACCCCAAGAAAGAGTTCCCGTACCATCAGTCTTGAGAAACTGGTTAGAACTACCGTCTGAAACCGGCAGTGTCCACGTTACATTGGCAGCAACAATCGCGTTGGCTCTAAATCCAACATAGCGAGTAGACGTAAGATTGGCAAACCTTAGTGTGTTTGCAGATCCTATGGTGACGTTAGCACCGTCGGTGGTTAGATTGGCTGCACCGGCAAAAGATCCAAGATTGTTGTACTGGAATTGGGTGTCAGACCCTCCAGGACTGCCGCCGCTGACAGCAGCGTTGCTAGTCCAGACTCCGCCAATACTTGTGAGTACGTTACCAGCCGTTCCTGGTGCAACTACAGCGACAGCTGAGGTTCCGTTCCCAAGAAGGACGTTTCCAGACGGGATTGTTGCTAATCCAGTGCCGCCACCAACGGGAGTAAGCGTTCCGTAGACAGGAGCGGCAGAAGCCCCGCTAGAAATGAATGGTTGTCCAGCCGTGCCGTAAGAAACCGTAGCCGTTGGCCCGATTCCCCACTCGCCAGACGTTCCAATAACAAATCTTCCTGCTCCACCGTTATAAAACGACAAAGGAAGATAAGTTCCAGTACCGTTAACACCAGAAACCAACTGAACATCTGTTGATCCGTTGGTAGCAATCAAGATCTTGCTGACGTTGGTAGGGTCAGAATTGTTAGCTGCCTGCCAAGCTGCTGACGTTGCCGTTCCACTGGGCAGAGCATAGATACCAGTCGTGCTATTAGCCGTGCTGGTTACAAAATTGGTGCGGTTAGAGAATGTTGCGTTAGTAAAGTCACCAACAATCTTTTGACCCGTAGTGGTGAACGTCAGGTTGCCAGTAGAGACGTTGACAGACGCTGCGTTGAGCGTTGTGCCGTTGAACGTCAGGTTGGCAGTACCACCGAATGCACCGGAATTGTTGAACTGGACGGTTGTAAACCCTCCGCCTGGAGTTCCACTGCCTGCAACTACTGCATTAGATGTCCATACACCACCGATACTGGTCAGGACATTTCCTGCCGTACCGGGAGCAAGGAAACTAATATCAGGGGTTGTGCCGCCACTAGAAAATACCGGAGCGGTAGCAGTAACAGCAGTGATTGCGTTGGAGACGGCCCCTGTAGCAGTCAGAACACCAGTTGTAGTAGAGAAAGAAAGTCCATTTCCTACTGCTACGTTGCCAAGTTGTCCCGTAGAGTTGGCCCACGCCATCCCTAAAAACGTAGCGGCAAGCGTAATAGCCGCATTTGTAGTCGAGTTGGCTACCGTTCCAGAGAATCCGTTGGCAGATACCACGCTGACGTTGGTGACAGTGCCTGTACCACCGCCGCTTGCTACGGCTGCGTTACTTACCCAGATTCCACCTATGCTGGTAAGCACGTTACCGGCATTACCTGGGGCTACAGACGTAATAGATCCGGTTCCATTGCCCAGCAACACATTGCTTACTGGCAGGGTCACTCGTCCAGTGCCACCGTTGGGTACGGTCAGGGCATTCAACAGCGAAAGATTGCCTACGTTGGCGGTCGCAATGTTGCCGGTAGTGATGAACGCACTTGTGGCATTGAGTGTTGTGATGTTGGCAAGCGAGGCCGTGAGGTTAGTCACGTTGATGCTTGTCACATTTACGTTTGTGACATTGCTCGTGCCACTTGTTATGGTGACGTTGGCAAGCGTGACGTTGTTGATCGTAGTGATTGTGTTGCCGAGCTGGACAGACGTATTGCCGATGGTGATCGGCGTGTTGAAGTTGCTGTCTAGCTTAGAGAGAGCAATGTTCCCGCTTAGATTGGCAAAAGCAAATGGGACGGTCATTAGAACCTCGCTCTCAATTCATGTTCAAACTCAAATGTGTTCACTGTATATCCAGCACTGTTACTGTTGATGGTCAGACCAAGGTACTTCCCGTACTGCTGGGCATCTGATTTGTACAGAGCGTAGCCATAAGCAGTCTCCCACCCAACAGTTTGCAAGCTGTTGTTTTGCCAAGTGACCGGCTGGTAGTAATTATTCAGCCAAGTGACCGTATTGTCTACTGTATAAGCACCAGTTGCTCCGGTCCCCTGTTCATTGTCCACACTAACGAAGAGCGTCGACGATGCTTGCAACTGAGCTTCAATACCAAACTTGAGTGCCTGCTTGGTCCGTATGGGATCACCCATAGGCATCAGGGCAGTCTGGATCGTAGTGGCTACGTTAGCCGTGGAATTAGCATAGAGACGGAAGAGGCTTGAGCCTGCGGTCCCATAGAGGCGAATGACCCCCGCTGTAGGGACGGAAGTGATGTAGTCCAACGCTCCTTGGGAGGTTAGAAACCACTTCTTCTCGAAAAACACGGCTTGGACCTTTCTCGCTCCAATTACCTGGTCGTTGTAAGTGAAGGAGAATGCCGCGCATAGTATGTTGTTCAGTAAGACCTGACCACCACTGATGGGTTTGTCAAAGTCTATGAGTTGGAATATCCCGTCAAGAGGGTCTGACAACTTGCTGGTGGTAGATCCGACCAGGGAGTAAACCCCATAGTCGTTCATGAACAGCACAGCTCTAAAGAACGGGTATATGGCGTAGATACGCTTGGTCCCTACGCTGGCAGAGACATTGGTATTCGTGAATAAAGTTTGACCGTTGGTGTCAACACGAACGTCAGAGAAGACGTTGATGCTTGTCTCACCAAAGATGTACAAGAAATTGTTGGCTGAGAGCAGAGCACGGATGTTGCCATGCAGCGTAGAGTCTGTGATCGTGATTGACCCAGCAGATACGCTGGTGAAATCGCTGTACGAGTCTGCCGCTGAGTAGTAGACAGTACGTCCAGCAGCCGCCCAAGTTCTACCCGAGAACGTAGCGGTAGAAACCAACTGTTCTGTGTTTACAACTGCCGTGACATTGGCAGCAGTACTAAACCCACCGCCAGAAAGACTCACGCTTGCGTTGGTGTACCCAGATCCTGGGTTTGTCATGACGATCTGAGAGACCGTGTTACCCAAAACAATGGCTGTAGCAGTAGCAGGGGTTACGTTAGAACCGCCAATAGCTACCGTTGGTGCTGACGTATAGCCAGAACCACCGTTGTTGAGCAGGATGCTGACCGTGCCAGTCCTGAATGTAACGATCTGGGCTATGGCATTGGCGCCAGACCCTCCACCACCTGAAAAAGTTATGGTGGGAGATGACGTATATCCACTACCTGCGTTTACTAGGCTGACGCTACTTACGCCACCCGTAGAAATGACTGCGTTGGCTGTGGCGCCACCACTAGAGAAGGTAACGGCAGGCACAGAAGTGTATCCAGACCCTGCTTCAACCACACCGATAGAAACAACAGCGCCTGCGCTGATGCTTGCCACTGCTGTGGCCTGGGTTCCACCCGTAATGTTGGGTGCGCCGATGGTCACATCCGGTACAGCCGTGTATCCTGAACCTCCAGCAGTCACAAAAACTGATCTGATGCCACCAGATCCGGTGACGATCGTCGCAGTGGCTACTGCTTGCACCCCGTTAGCATCGTTGGGTGTACTGATCACCACGTTTGGCGCAGATGTGTAGCCAGAGCCAGGATTGGATACTGCTATCAGGCCAACAGACCCGATAGAAACTACGTTAGCACCGTTCCAACTAGACAATCCGTTGTCTGGATCGGCAATAATCAGTCTTTCGTTCTTCCACTGAGCGGCACTGACGTTTGCGCTGCTGAACGTGCCTGCAACTGCTACGTTGCTGGTCACATTGCTAGTCAGATTAAACGCTTGCGCTCTACCGTCCACCTCAAAACTGACTATGTAGTCAGAAACATTGATGTTTGTAGACGTTAGATAAGAAGTTGTATTGGAAAAGACAACAACATTGCCTGTGCTGTCTCTAACGGCACTCTGAGCAGGAACAATCTTGATGTTGGAGTCGCCAATAGGCATGGCGTTTTCCAACCACGAGAATTCATCGTCCCTAATGGCCGTTCGGTTGGCTTTTGTGTTTATGCCACCAAACGTCTTCAGGACAGTGTATCTTTTTTGCTGTTCCTGAGATGCCATGTTAGTAAGGGCTGCTATACGGGTCCGGAATCCTGCGCGTGAAGACTGAATTCAACACGCCCTGTACCTGACGGTTGTACTGCTGTAGGAAAATCTCAGATTCTCCGTAGCTCTGTTCTTTGTACTTTGCCTTGTAAGCAGCGTAAAACGCCACAGGAACCGTGTACGGGTCGTTGATGGCGTCATTGACCGTAGGATTGGTCAACACGAGCGGAGAAGGAAGAATAACCGTGTCGACTTCCATACTGTAGGACTGGTCAGGCACGGGTGAGATGTAAATTTGCTGCTGACCATACGTTGAGAAGCACACAGGCCGTCCAACGTAGTTTTGCCAGTACCGGAGCTGGGCGTTGAAGTTCGTCCAGGGCAGGTAGCGCAGTGGAATTCTAGAGTTTCCCCAGTAGATTGTCAGGTTAAGAACATCCAGAGTCTGCGAACCGTTAGGTAGCGACGAAAACGGGATGATTTCTGCACTTTGTACGTACAACAGCGTTGCTGTGCCGTTAGTAAATGCCGTTGACGGGGGGAAATTAGACCCAGATGCGGGGTATGGCGGGGCTGTGCTGCCCAGCGTCCCACCTACGGTGATCTGATAGATAAAGATGTTTGAGAATATGTACTGACCGGCAGTAACTACAAGGCCAGCAGACCAGATAATTGCGGCTGTGCCGTCTGGTGCGAGGGGTGTAGCGGAGATTTGCAGGGTTCGCAGGCAGCCAGTGTCTCGTACTACCCTTTCACGCCCATCGTTGACGTAATCCGTAATCTCATCGTTAGACCAAAAGTTCCCGTTGGCATCGTGGAGAAGCCTGCGAACGTCTGTGATGTACGAATTAAGGGTTGCCATAGTTGCCTATTGTAACCCTCAGGAGACTTTTCCCCCTACCCCTACTTTTTTGACGGGTAGGGGTACTACGCCTACCGCCGAGGGAATGCGGTCCTGCGCTGAATGTTGGCCGATGCGGAACATAGCCAACCGTTCAAGTCCGATTTCAACATCCGACGAGTGGGTCGCAAAACCCAGCCGGACTGCATATGGGAGCTTGTCACCATCTTGGTAACCAAAGATGTGCCTAGCAGCCTCGATAGGGACTAACGTAGGCACACCTTTTTTGAACTTGTAATCAACACCGGCATGACGATCAGCCAGATCGGTGTCACTACAGTTGGTTACATAGACTTCCATCAGAACGAAACCGAGTCACCGTAGATGCGAATGTCAACAATGGCCGATGCCGCGTTGGTGACGTTCAAATACAATGCCGAGGTATTTGCTCCGTTGACTGTTGTGGTCAGTGCGTAGGGGCTGGCAACTACCAAGTCTTGGAACCTGTTAACAGCAGTCAAATTTGCTAATGAGACTGTTGCTACAACCGCATTGCTAGTGTTGCCATCATTGGTTGTCGTGATATTCACGTTAGCCAAAGATGCACTAGCATTTGCGTTCTGTACCGTGACCCGACGAATAATTACCTGACCCGATCCTGCAAGTGCGTTCCCATTGGTGAGACCGCCTTGAAAGAATGGGATGGCCACTACCGCATTGCCAGCCGTTGCCAAAGACGCTCCGCTAACTCGTGCTATTGCATAAGTACCAAAAGAGTCTGGTAGGTTTGATCCGACTGCATCTGCGCTTGCCATGTCTACTCCTTAAGCAGTAGTAAACGTGGAATTTGCAGTCAGACCGCCATTCACCGTTAGGAAGGTGATGGTGTTTGCAGTCGTAGTCGAGTTGGCAACTACGTTCACACCGTCACTGATCAGAACTCCACCAGTGTTTGCTGGGGTAAGCAAAACCAACGCGGTTCCGTTGTTAGCGTAGATCTGGCTGTTCAGTGTGGGGAACATCAGATAAACGCCAGCGGGAACTACGTTACCGGCGACGGTTGCGGGAGCGATCAGAGTCTGAGTGGTGAAGTAAGCACCAGCCGTGTTGCTGTTAGCACCGGCAACTAGGATCTTGTTTAGGGCGAGAGCCATGTTTCTCTCCTTACAGGGTCAGCGAGTTGTAAGAACCAACCCGAGTCATGGACTTCGGTTTAGTACTAATCAACTCAGCAATCATCAGCACGGCGCCGACG